GACTTTAAGTTGTCGCCCATTAGTTCATCTTTTGTTGGGTAGTTTCTGAAGTAATCAGCGCCTTTTTCTGCTTTGATTCTTTCTAACTCTGCTAAAAACTTAGTGTTATACTCTTCGCCAAATACTGCTAAGTTCATATCTTCGTTCTGTGCAGTATAATGTTCTTGTTCTTCAGTTGAATCTACTTCTTTTAGTTGGGCTTCTGGTGTCTCAACACTTCTATCTTGGTCGTCTGCTAATCTCTTTTCGGACATTTCGCTTTCAACACGTCTAGGTTCGTCAACTCCGTAACATAATACATGTTCATGATCCAATCCCATATTAACTGCAATTAATACTTCTAGTATTCTTTGGTTGACTGGGTATTTAAGTATAACATCTGTACTACAAACTTCTGATGTAATATTTACACCTTTTAATCTTTGAAATTCCATTGGATTTTCTTGGATTGGCATTCTTTTCCAAGAAGTAGCACTAACTAAGTTATACTTTGCAAGGACGCTTTCTAGTTTAGATAGGTCATCTGAGCTACAGTCTCTCGCTAACTTAATTCTATAGCCATACTCTTTGCTAAAAGATTCGTTAATTAGTTCTTTTAAGTTTTTCATCTATTATAAACTCCTGTTACACTTATTTATCATATTTATCAATTTTTTATAAATATAAGCATGACCAACAGCTAGTGACTATTCCGGATCAGTAGCGTCATCTACTTTAGTATTAATTATTTTCAACAATTCGTTACGATCCATTATTGCAGTATCGTGTGATCCGTCATCGTAGGTGCCAGCATTACTATCAACTCTTGCTTTCTTAATCATCATATCAATTTGTTTTAGTTTTGAATTAATTTTGCTGTCTTTTGCTTCTAAGGCAGTCTTCAACATTTTTGCGGCACTATCAAATATACTGCCTGCTTCTCTATCTCCAACATTCATACCTAAATTCATTAACTGCTGATAACTGTCAACTGCCTGTTGAGCAATGCTATCCATTTCGGTATCATGCTCCTCAAGACCCTTTACATTTTGTAAAGCGTTATCAATTTTTTCTGCTGTACTTAATGCTGTTTGAATATCTTCCACATTAATAGTTTCAAATTCTGTTATTTGCTGGTCATTTATCTCTTTTTGAGGTTTAGACTCTGGTATACTTTTATAATTGTCATCTATGGGTGGTAAGTTGAATTCTTCTTCTAATTTCTTAGTCATAACACTATTTATACAGGTCTAAGATATTATTCTGTTATTACTTGCATCTATGTACCAAACTTTTGCTTTGCCTTTTGCATCTATTAAGCCTATTAGGCGTGTGTTACCTGCTATAAGTTCTAATTTACCATTTGGCATTTTCATCACAATAGGCATTTCAACGTTACCTGATTTCATTGCTTGGCGGAAACGTTCTACTTTGTCTGCTTCTAAATCATCAAAGTCTTCACTACCATCAGCACCAGTGTTGCCTATCTTTTTTACTGTATCACTATTTACATTAGCAACTTTGCCTGATTGTGCAAGTTCAATCCAACCGTCTTTGCCTAACTTGTTAAGAAACGGATAACGATTTGCTTCTTCCCATTCTACATCAAACTTCGGTTCAGCAAAGTTTTCTAATGCAGATACACCTTTAGGTGTTGGTTCATTACTAGGTACAAAAAATTTATGTTTGCCTACTTTCATTTTCTTTAATTTATAGGCAGGCATAGTTCTATAATCTGGTACTCCACCTCCACCAAATATTTCTGATATCTTCATTATTTTCTCTTTTGGCGTTTAGGCTTTGTTCTTTTCTTCGGATTGTTTCTAAATATCTGATCTTCTGTTATTACTTTAAATCGTATACCTTTTGCTTCTGCCCATTGTTGAGCGGCTGTCCATTTAGCGGCATTTACTACGGTTGCTATTTTATCACCTTTGCCCCTAGCTTCTTCAATTACTGTTTGGCTTTTAGGTTTAATCTCAATAAGTTCTATTAATGTTTTGCCGTTCTTGTCTTGATACTGTACCATAAAGTCGGGTACATAGTTTGTTATTTTTCCTGTTAAAGGATGTCTGTAAGGAATTTTTACGTTCTCACTTGCCCACTTTAATATGTTAGGGTGTCCATCACAAAATCTCATAAAAGCAGTTTCCCAACTACTTCGTGCAAAAGGCTTTTTAGGTCCTATATATTTTCCGGGATTCTGCGGCGTGTATAGCCCTTGGGAATAATGAGATGACATTGTTAAGGCCTAATTACATTTGCTATTTTGCTCTGCCTATTTGTTTTAGAAACTGTTAAACCAATAAGGTTGCCTTTTGGTCTAATTTTATTAATAGCTTTGTATGTATTTTCTGCTAATTTAATAGAGGATTCGTTTATTTCAAAATACTCCATTGGGTGTACACCTTGCTGTTTAGCAATTTGTATTAGTGCAACTGCAAGTGTTTTGCCTGTTGCTTCGTTAAAGCCAATACTAGTAAGCCTACTATATATTAAGTCGATCTCATCACCATTCATTCCAACGGCATCCTGGTCGGTGCCTAACATAGTTGTTAAAATCTCAACACTTGCTTCTGGTATTGGAAATGCTATAGTAGAGTTTTCTAAAAACTTAACAAGTTTATCTTTACGAACTTCATAACTTATTTCGTTACCAAATGTTTCATATAAACTAGTAGACATTAGCCTCCGCCTTTCCCTACTTCAAAGTCTGCCTGTTGACGAGCATTGATTTGATCGGCCTTTGCGGCAATTTCTGCATCTGTCATCTGAGTATCGCCACTGGTACTAAATGAATCCAAGAAGCTTATTTGCTCTTTTCTAAATACATCATTTAAAAAACTAGCTTTTCTATTTTGATGTTCCAGTGGGTATATAGATTTCTCTCCAGCCCACGCACCAACATCTCTCGGCGCGGAGGTTCCGGGTTCTCTGCCTGTTCCGATATGCCACTGGTTTTGATTAAAATCTGAAAATCTTTCTAAATCTTCTTTACTAATAAATGCATTTATATCTGGATTTATTGTAAAGTTTTCATATGCAATATCTAAAGTAATTGTGCAAGCGGACGAATCTGCATAATCTATTCCGTCAATTTCAAATGATGTTATCAAAGGATTAAATAGTGTGTGCATAATTCCACGTTGTCCGTGATATTGTACAACGTCTATACTTGTAATAAAGTTACGTTCGTCCCCTGGTTGTAAATTTAAGCCTGCATCGTTACTGTCAAATGGTCTATTAAAACTTCCAGATACATCTTTTACTGATTCTGGAACAACATCATTCTTGATAATTTTCTTTGCATTTTCTTTATACATATTAGTAGGGTTAGTGAATAAGTGTGCATACATTTTCATCAACATAGTAACCCATATACTATCAACTGTATCGTATACAACAACCTGAATAGGTTTATAGTCTACCGATGCAATTGTTATACGTTTTCTATTATATTGATTTTGTACTGCTGTGGCAAACTCTGCACTTGGCATTGTGCTAGATTTTACCATACTGCTTAATCTATTTTTGAAATCTGCATTATTTGCGAATCCTTTTACTTCGACAAGATCGTTAAAACAAAAGTTAACATATCCGTTAAACTTTTGTCGTGCCGGGGTGTTCGATGGTTTAAACCTATCAGCATTCGTGGGATTCTTTAAATAATATCCTAGACCTGGATCGCCTCGCTCCACTCTTTCAATGGGAGCGCCGTTAAAATATAGTCCGTCACTAGAATCTGATGCATCTCTTGGCAATATTGGAGTACCATTATACGCTCTACCGCTAGCTATGTCGTATAAGAGTCGGGATACCGGCGGAAGTTTTTCAACTAGGTTGCTGATAATAACACCTTTAACGTTGTCTGCCATGATTTCCTCCTGTGAAATAATAAGTGAGGCTAGTAACTAACCTCACTATATTAAATGTTTTAACCTGTTGTGCCACCTGGGCTATATGTAGGTAGTGTATCTGGGTTAAGTCCTTTAACTGCGTCAGAAACTACTGTGCCGCTTTCTGGATCTTGATGTATTGCATTATCAAATCTGATTACCATAGTAATCTGGACTGGTTCGTTTGTCGCATAGTCTGAATCACTGTAATCTGTTTGAGTAAGGAAGCATCCTTCTAATGCCCAACTTTCTGTTGCATCAGCTGTTTGACCGTCTAATACTTCAATAAGCATATCAAATTTATAGTCTGCTCCAGATACTGGTGCTGTTTGACTAAAGTGATTTAACTGCTTCATGTTCTGTGATCCAACTGCTTTAGCTACTGTATTTCTAATATCATCTCTAATTACAATAGTCATTGGTTCCCAGGTATGTTTACCTTGAACGTATACTTTTGAGTTATAACTATCAATCACAACTTCTTCGTATGCTACTTTAGGTCTGGTTACGTTCTGAACATTTTGCGTTATAGCAAGTGTATCGCCACCGTCACCAAAACCAGCCGCAAACAAGACCCTAAATCGAAACTTTAGTTTAGGCATTAAAATACCTGAACCAGTGTTACTTGTTGTAGGGACACCGAACTTGTCTAACGTTTTTGTTTTAATTTGTGCCATTTGTTTATTCTCCTAAACCATATATCCTAATGTATATTTAGGATTATTGTTAATACTTATTTATCATTTTCTTCCAAAAATTATTAAACAGTAGTTTAATAGCCAAAAAGAAAGGGCAATTACGCCCTTTCTCTAGTATTACTTACTGTTTTACGCTGTTGAACCCAAAGTGTTCTGGATTCTAATCGGAATGTAAATAAACTCAACTGCTTTCATTGGCTGTACTGCAATGTCAATGTAAAGTTCGTTTCTGTCTATTCTAGCCGGTGTGTTGTTTGAGCTATCACATACTGTAATGTAATCAACTAAACCACGTGTCATTACTAACTGACTTAACAGTCCGTCAACAATATTTTTGGCTTTCATTCTAACAATCGAATCGTTTGGTTCAAACAATAAAGGTTTAACGATATCATCAAGTCTTTCTCTTATGTAAACTATAAGTCTAGCAACGTTAATTCTATCTAATGCACTAGCAACTGGGTTCAGAGTTTTCTGACCAAATACTGCAAGTCCTCTTCCTGGGAAAGAAGCTATAGGATTAAGTTTGTTTTGATATAATGAATCTCTTTGTCCTTCATTAAGTGTTACACTTACATACTCGCCTGAAGTAGGATCTACATAACCAACGCTAGTAGCGTTACTTACTAATCCTCTTTGGAAGCCAGCTGGTGCAAACCAAGGATAAGCAACATTATCGTTATATGCTATTGTTCTTAAAGCAACATGACTTGAAGGAACAACTACGTTAGTTCCGTCTAAGTTTGTTGTTAATGCACTAGGGTAGTAAACAGCCGCATAAGGTGAAGCTGAAACAAGTCCGTCTTCGCCGTTTTCACTTGCATTACCAACGTTAGTTGACCAGTTAGTAGTGCTACTTGCATCTGCTTTAAGTCTGAATGGAGTATCACCAATTACAAAGGCAGTATTTCTTCTGTCTGTGCTTAGTGTAATCATTTCATCTAGCATTTCTGGATATCCTGGAGCGGCAATAACGTTAAACGCATTAATTTCAGATCTAATGTCATCATTAGCCGCAATAGCACCTTGCATTCCAACTTTAACTAAATTGTGTACTGCTTTTCTTAAACCTTGCATGTTACCGTCTGCTTTGTTACCTGAAGCATCTATCCAAACATTACCAATGTTTGTTGCGGCTGGTGTGTAATTAATTTTATATTCTTTTACGTTACCAGCTGATGCTCTTTTATTCCATCCTAATATTCCGTTTGGATATAATGAAGCCGTAGGCGCATCTGCGTCTAATGATCCTGCACTTGACTGTCTAAAGTCAGCAAATACAACACCTTCTCCGGTTACTTGATCCGTTCCATCTACTGCTACCCAAGCTGTTCCTGACCATTTGTTCAGGGAAGGGAAGTTTTCAGTATCATCAGAATCTAACCATACATCACCTGCCACTAGTGCAGTTGCATCACTTTGTACTGTTGGAGCAGTTGCTTTAGCTTGGAAGTCCTTAGTAAAGGTTACCCAAGTAGTGCCGTTATGCTCTAATAAGTCAATTGATGTGTTAGAAACTGTAGCGTTGTACCAATATGTACCTGACGCTAATGTACCAGTTAATGAAGTCTTACTTGCTTGGTAGCTTAGTGCTGAAAAGTTAGAGTATGTAATTCCAGCTGTAACAGCCTGTGATCCAAATCCTACTGAACTTGGTCCAAAGTCTGCATGGTTGCTTTGTAATACAATGTCTCTACCAGTGCTTGAAGTTAATACTACTGTATTAGCAACAGATCCTGCACTTGCTACTACTTCTGAAATACTTGCCGCCGCCAATGCCGCGTTGATGTCAAAAATAGCATCATCGGCTGTTGAGGTTGCCGGAGTACCTGAAATAGTACCAGCTAATGTTACAACAACAGTTGTACCATTGTAAACGATATCAAAACTAGAGTTACCTGAAACGTCTAAGCTAGAAATAGCTGTTCCCGTTGCGGTAAGAGTTTCTGTTCCGTTATGTCTTTTAAATTCAACTTCTGCTTCTGTTCCTGCATTGTTGTAAATACCAACAAGGCTACCAACAGCAACATTCGCTATACCAATAGTGGTATATGCTATGTCTGAGTTAGCGTATAATGGAGCACTTACGGTGCTAAAAGTTTTAGTTGAAGTACTGTACGCCTTAACACTAAAACTTGCACCAGTATTTGGTGTAGAAGTTTGAATGAAAACATCACCAGTTGAAAGAGCTGTAACTCCGTCGCTTTGTAATGTTGGTACAGTTGTGTGACTAGCAAATTGGAAGTCACTACTTGTAGTAGAGTCCCAACTTGATGTACCAATTTGGTACCAGTCATCACTGTATTTTTCGTAGTATTTTACGTCTGTAGCAGTTCCGCCAGCGGAAGTGTTAGCTACAACAGCATAGTCGCCGTTTAAGCCAAATGACCTTTTAGGTCCTGCTGTTCCTGAATCTACGTTGGTTGAATCTACAACACTTACTGATTGTTTAACCCATGCTGTACCTGACCATTCTCTAAGTCCTAATAAAGAACTTGTAGTGTCAAGCCAGTATGTGCCGTCTGCAATAGCGCCAGTTGGTGCTGTGCTTTGTGCGGCAAGTTCGCCCAAATCAATGTCTGCTCTTAAAACGTATGCTCTGTTGGCAAGTCCTAAGAAACTATGGGCGGCTAGTAATCCGTATTCGTTGAGATCATACCCGTTTAGTGCAACTGAACCACTTGAGTGAAACAATGGGTTACCAAATGTTTGTAGTAATTCGCGTTGACTAGTAATAAGTTTTAATTTACCTGCGTTTGCTTTAGTTGTATTTGACGCAGTACTCAAACCGTCAGGAGTATTTTTGTCCTGTGCAGTCGCTATAATTATTAACGGTACTGTTCCTGTTCCTGCCGCGGCATAGAACGATTCGTCGGATACACTAATGGAAACACCTGGTGATACTAATGTAGCCATATTATATTCTCCTTTGTGATATGAATCTAATTATACGAATATTTATCAAAAAACTGTAAAAAAGGTATTATTACGGAGTGGGGTGCAAGAAATCTGGGAGGTTTTGATAAATAAGGTTTATTTTTTTGGGTCGCTTGCTGTAATAAATTCGTGTAAAGCGTCTACTTCAGTTTGTAAATTTCCTAACTTGTCATTGTTTGTAAGTACATGGTCAAAATTGTAACCTATCCAATTCCATTCAGTTATATGTACACCTTTATATCGTGTGTTCATCAAGTGTTGTGATGGTACATGACCATTATTGGCTTGGGTAGCTGTTTCATACCAGTCTGGCTTCTCGCCACGTTCAACGTTGATTACTACTCCGCCTAACCGTTTAATTAAGTCTAGCTCATTTATAAATCTAGTATCGCTAATAATAACACAAGGATGGTTTGGTTGTGTACTACGCATTCTATATTCTAAACTATCTATCCATATGTTTTCATGGAAATGATTACGCATTACTTCGGTACCCATAAGTTGTAGTGCTAGTCTAGGTGTAAAATTGTCTATTCCAAGTTTTCGTGTCCAAAACATATCAGGCGTTTCTCTAAAGTCTCTACTATCAACAGTATCACCTTCTAGGTCTGCTCTCTCCCATCCGAATATAGAAGCACACACATCTTTAAGTGGTGATGCAAAACTATCTCGCACACAACCTCTATTAACAAAAAAGTTTGTAACGGTATCTTTGCCTGATCCTATTAGTCCTGTAATCCCAATTATCATTTTATAAACTCGTTATCCATAATCAGTTTCTTAATATCAGCGAACGAGTAATCTGGGTCAAAACTTATTGATCCCATATTTCTATCTTCGGTTTCCATGTTAATAATTCTATGCCACTGATTAGTTCTTATTAATGTAGGTACTGGCATTCCATAATACTCGTCTACTTTAGTAAGTAACTCATCGTGGTTATCGTATACAATACTATGTCCTGCTTTAATTCTTACACCTTCGCCACTGTCATGTGTAATGTATAGTATATCAGTAATTTCTTTAGTGTCTTGGTCATGATCCTCGGCTCCTTGGCGTGTCATATATTGTGAACGTAATTTTATATGACTTTCTATCATCGCTTGTGGTTGGTTCTGTCCTATACTATCCATTATATTTTTATATCCCTCTATTAACAGTTCGCTAACTTTGTCATTTCCCTCTGCCCATTCAATTTTACTTTTAGATAAGTCTGCATTATCAACTGGGTAATTAAGTGCAACTGACCTTCTTGTAACTCTGACCACTTCTTTATAATTACCTTTTGCATGTTCTGTGTTTTCCATTCCTTCGTTATGCCACTCGTACGCTCCATTTGCTGGTGTATGTAAAATTATAACGTCATGTACCGGGATTGTCAACTTATTTTGGAGGTCTTTTATTATTTTATTTATAACACCTGTTTTCCAAAGATATATGAAACCCATCCTATGTTGAGTTATAAACAAATCATTATTACCATTTCGATTGAACTCGTTGACATCTCCAGTGAAACGTTCGATGCTACGAGCGAAGCAATCTTTAACAAATGTAAAGATTGGATCTAGTTCCGAGGTTGGTAATTGGCAATGGTGGTCACTCATTTTATAAACTCGTTATTCATAATTAATGTTTTAATATCGGAGTAAGAATACGTTGGATCAAAACTTATTGATCCCATATTTCTATCTTCCTCGACATGAGCATTAATAATTCTATGCCACTGATTAGTTCTTATTAATGTAGGTACAGGCATTCCATAATACTCGTCTACTTTAGTAAGTAACTCATCGTAGTTATCGTATACAATACTGAGTATCGAGCTAATTCTTATGCCTTCACCACTATCATGTGACCTATGTAGTATATCAGCAATTTCTTTGGGGCCTAGTTCCGGTGCCTCGAATGACTTGGTTCGTTGCATCTGCCCTATATGAAGTGTCTTATTTTGTGAACGTAAGTTTATATGATCGTCTGTGTAGTTCTGTGAACTGTTGATTTCGACACTATTCATTATATTACTATATCCGTCGATTAACAATTCTGTGGCTTTGTCACTAGGTGTCGCCCATTCAAGTTTACTTTTAGATAAGTCTGCATTATCAAGTGGGTAATTAAGGCCCACTGACCTTCTTGCACTAACCACTTGTCGGAATTGCTCTGTTGCATGTTCAGTATGTTCCATTCCTTCGAGATGCCACGGATATGATCCATGTGCTGGTGTTTGTAAAATAATAAAGTCGTGTACCGGGATTGTCACCTTCTGTTGAAGGTCTCTAATCATCTTATTTATAACACCTGTTTTCCACACATATATGTGACCCAGCTCAGATCTATTGAGTGCAATAAAGAAATCGTTATTACCGTTTCGATTGAACTCGTTGACATCTCCGGTAAAACGTTCGTTGCTACGAAGAAAACAATCTTTGGCAAACTTAAAAATTGGGGCTAGTTCAGTGGAAGGTAATTGAATGTGGTGGTCGCTCATGGATTCCTCCTGTATTGTGTGTGACAGTGGCTTAGCCTATAACAAATCCTAGAGGTGAATTACCTTCTTCCATATTATGGATACCGGATATTAATTGCTCTAGTTCGCCAAGTGCTTCATTTTTAAGAGCGTCACCGTTTAACTGTATCGCTCCGCCTGGTCCTGGTAGTCCGCCTGTAAACTTACTTCTTGCTTCACCTAACATTAATTTACTTTGTGCTAATGCATAGTTACTTAACCAGTCACTTGCATACACATCTTTAATTAATACACTTTCAGGTATAAAATTATTAACGCCTACAGCAATATCTTCTGCGTGATTTACGTTTCGTAGTATAGTAAGTTGCTTACTGTTTCTGTTGAATGTAAAGTTATATTCACTACCAAAAATACGTCCTATAGTTTCTTTATACTGTGCAAAGGCATCAAATACTGCTAGTCCGCCTATTTGCCCTGCTTGTAGCATGTACATATTATTAAATGCAACATCAAACGGATCAAAGTTTGTTCCGCCTCCGCTATTTGTACCTATACCACGTCTATATAATCGTTTGACATCAATTACTTCATCTGGAAGAGTGTATTCTACTACACCTGCTGTAGTTTGTATAAAAATAACTGCTTCTTCTACACTACCACTACTCAATTGACGATATTTTTGAATTGCTTTATTAATTGCTATGTCGTAATGGGCTCTGTCTAACTCAACATCTACCATGCCGTCAGCAAGCCTTAAAGTTATCTCTTCAATAATTTCTTGTCTGTCGTTGTAACCTACTTGATCTATTCTAGTTGCCATACAACTATTTATCACTTTTTGCGATTAAAAGGCTTTAAGAATGATTGTAGTATTGTTTAGTCGTCCGGTGAGTTTGGTTTCTACTGCTTTGATTTCATCAAATGCTTTATTAAACTTAGTTTTAGCATTACCAGTCCAGTTCTTTATTTGGTCTACTGGTTTACGCAATGTTTTTTGTACACTAGCGTTACTATTAAAGTCTAAAATAGTTGTTCCTTTAACAGTTAAGCCTGCACCTTGTCTTTTCATGCTTCTAGGATCAGGATTGTTTGCTTTATACACTCCTATCTTTCTTGACTTAGTGTTGTATACCCATACTTCGTTAGCATACACTATTTCTTCTGCTGGTATACTTGCAATACCTAATGTACTTTCGTTTACTTGGAACTTTAACTTAGTAACCATTTTTTCTTTGCTTACTAAACGTTTCTTTCTAGGCTTACGATTTGCTTTACCGGTTTCAATTATTGTATCACATGCTGTTTGAATCTTTTCAAACCATTTAAGATGCTCTTTACGAAACTTAGGTGTCATAAATGCAAAGCCTTCTTTAATTTGGTCACACTTCCAAGCAATAATTTCATGTGCTTCTTCTATACTACCATCAACACTATCTCTAATAATTTTTGCATGGGCTGGCTTAACTATGCCGCCCTCAAATACTAGCATATCTTTATAAGGGTCAAAGTCTGCTAACGTTTGTTCACCGCTAATAAAGTCATCTAATTTACCTTCCCAATCGCCTAACAAGTGTGAGACTTGCTCTTTCATTCGCTGTTGGATAGTTTGGTGTCTCTTTGGCTTTTCTTCTTTTTTTGCTTCTGCCTCTTGTATAGCTTTTTTACCTTGGGTGAGCCAGTCAATTCTTCTCTTTTGAATATGGGCAACAATGGAGTCAGGAATGAATCCTAATTTGTTCCAAGAATAAAATGTAGTACTAGTTGCATTAAAGACATAGTCAGGACATTTAAGGATTTTTTTGATGTCTGCAGAATCCCATCCAGATTCGTTTTTAATCCATGCTTTAGTATAACTGATCTTGTCTTTGTCTTTAATTTCTGTTCGTACAAAGTACTGAACTTCTTGGAATGCTTTTAACATTGCATCCTGATCTGTTATTCCGGCATATTTTTCCCAATCTGGTTCTGGTGTAAAGTATAAACTCCTTGCTTTCCTTTTTGCCAAAATTATTTACTCTCTATTAATATTGCTTGAGGATCCTCCAACAATTGCTTAATGGTTGTTGGTAACTGTTCATAGTTATGTATTGTATCTTTGGATTTAAGAATATTGTGAATCTTTAGTGTAAGTGCAAGGCCGGTAATTCCAATGAATTGTCCTTCGTTAAATCCTGACTTATAACTAAAATATGAATTTGCTAATATAAATAACCCAACGGCTATCATTATTTCTATAGACATTTTATCTCCTTCTTAATTGGTAGTTAGTATAGCACCACAAAAAAGGAATGTCAATAGGTTATTTTGACGTCATTTACTAAAGTTTCTTGGCTGTGAGCCCAATCGTGGCACTTGCACACACTTTATCGTTTTTCCAGACCTCACAAGAGTAGAAAATATGGTCTCGTCGGCGTTTGATAAGTTTGGCTGTGAGTATTAATTGGTCTTCGGGAAAGACTGGAGTTCTAAATTTTGCTCTATCTACACTAGTAACAAAAGTAACATATCCACTGTGTCCGGCATCTGAAATTCTGTCTTTTGCTAAATGTAATGCATGTAATCCGGCACATTGAAGCATGCCTTCAATAAGATATACTCCGGGCCATATTTTAATGTGGGGGAAGTGTCCTTCTAGGACCGGATGGTCTGCTTGGATAGTATATATTGCAACGATATTTTCGTCATCTAATACATTATGCGAGTCTATTAATGCTATTGGGTGTCTGTGTGGAAGTTCCATACCAGTATTTAACTATTCCTTAGCGTAATGGCTGTGATTTTCCGTAAATAATTTGTAAAAGTAATCATTTACCTTGCAGTACTCTTTGAAATTAAATACGAAGTTATTTTGGTCGTTATAATCTTCGCCTTTTGCTGAAAATCTTTCATCATGATGTGGTAATCCGTGTGCAACAAACAACGGACTTGATATATGCTGACCAGACTCTTGAAGTCTGCCGTGAAACTTCATAGCATACTTCATAGTGTCGTAAAATGTTAAGCCATTTCTGTTTTTCCAAGATATAGTACTTTCCATTAATTTGCCTTGAGAAGTGCTTTTTGGTATCTCTTCACCGTTGTTATCAAACTCTGTGAACACATACCCGTGGTCTTTCCAGTTTTTACTGAATTCACTTACACTAAGTTCAGTATAATAGTGAGCCTTGTCGTCAATTCGTCTAATGTATAACGGATTCATGTTAATAGTGTGCAAGGGATTGTCTTTTGACAGTAAATACTTGGCCATCTTCTTAAGAGCCTTTTTATCGTCACTTGGTAAGCCGGCGATAAAGCCACTCATTAATGTCATACCCTTCCAATAGCCGTCTGCTAACTCTCTTAAATATGCAAATTGTATATCAGGGTGCAATCCTTTACCAATGTCTTTAGCACATTCTGGATCGGTCGTTTCAATACCTAAATTTGTTAATCGACAACCACTTTCAGCAATTAATTGTGCTTGTGGTGGATTATGTTTACGGTTAATGTACACTAGATCCAATCTAATGTATGAACTCCACTTTAATTTGA